ACCTTCTTGAGAAGTAAGTTGCTGTCCACCAAGACCAGCCAGTTGATTTGCAGCACCTAACTGTTGACCAATTGCACCAAGTTGAGCTTGTTGTCCTTGCAGTCCTAAATTAGCACCAAACTGTTGAGCCTGTTGAGCATTACCAAATGCTTGGTTATATCCTTGACCAATTGCTTGTTGAGCTGCTAAGTTTCCTTGCTGTTGTTGTAATGAGTTAGCTAAAGCCTCACGAGACCCACCAAACGCCCCAGCAGATGTGGCAGCAGCTTGTTCACCCGCAGATTTAATACCTGTTTGTTGACCTAACAACTGCAACTGTGGTGCAAGTGATTGCTGTAAATACGGATTCATATAAGCAGCAATAGAATTAGGATCAGTTGCTTGTTGAGCGTATTGATTGCCAGCTTGTCCCATTTGATTGCCAACCATGCCAGACTTCATGATATCTTGACCAGTGACACCAATTGCTTGATTATATTGATTTGGTGTTTGCAAATTGGCAACAGTAGACTGGGCTTGTTGTTGCATAGGACTAAAGTTAGCAAAATAATCAGATGGATTAGTACTATAGGGTTGATATGGCTTAAATGTAGTCATATCAGGTTGAAATATCTGTGCCTGTGTAGCATTCAGCATATTTGAAGCGTACGGAGCCAGATAATCAGGAATCTGAGTATTATTTACATTTTGCTGAACTGGAGCTGGTGATGAAGATCCGCCACCCATATTAATCCTTTAACATTTTCGTAAACACTTTATCTGTCTGTTTATAACCTAAATATTCTAACAATCTTGAATTATCCAAATGAATCTTGGTATGAACAATTACTCGATCTACTTTGCAATGCTTTAAAACTTGTTCGGCATATTGAAATAGTTTAATCCCAACACGACCTTTGCGAAACTCTTTTTTAACAAAATACACATCTTCTATTGCCGTAATACATGACTTATAGTGTAAGTGCGGACTAATCATAAAGATAATATAACCAATTAATTCACCATCATTCCTACAAGAAATACAACGCAACATGCCTAATTCTGCAAATTTTCGATAGGCATCATAATCAGGATCCCAATCAAAGTCTTTTGTTACACACAACTCATCATAATGTTCTGGAAGAAGCTGTTCAAGCTCTTCTACTAATTTTATAGGATCGCAGTCGGCATAAACTATCATGCTGGTAAATGTTTATATGCCTTTGTATCTGCTGCAATATCCTTTGATTTCCTTCTTGCCGCTTTAATTCTATCCATCATGGCATACAATCTTTTAGCTCCAGCATCTGTGCTTCCGTTTCCTAATTCAGAAACAATCCTTGCTGGAATTACAAATTCACCATCAGCTAGTCTTGCTGGTTGTTTACCACCAATGACCGCAGGAATACCATCACTTACGCCATCACCAGGACCCTTGAGCAATCTGCCACCATCAGAGTAATCTCCTAAATGACTTTGTAATCCGCCTTCTTTGGCAGTATTAACTACTGGACTATTCTTTTGAATATCTTTTGCTGCTGCTTCAGCTGCTAATTGATCTTGTGATAATGTTTGAATATTAGAACCAAGAGGAGAAACAGATCCAAGACCTGATTTGCTTGGTGCTAAATGAGCAAGTTTATTAATTTTATCTAAATTTTTAATGGCCGTATTATACGCATCAAGATTCTTCGTATCAGGATCTATATCCACATAAGTACTATCATGTTCTGGCGTTGCTTGTAATACAGGGCGTTTAGATATCATTGCTAAACCTTGTTGAACATCGCTACCATCTGCTCCAGAATATCCCATAATACCGCCACTCTTGGCTGTTGCCATGTTATACGGTTGTTGAACATAATTAGGATATTGAGATTGATAATATGGTTGTGGTGCAGCAGGATATTGCCCTTGGAAATTAGACGATATAGGTTTAATGTTAAATGGATTCGTTTGACTAGTTTGCACAGGTTGAATTGTTGGTTGATTAAATGCACCAGCAGCACTTAAAGCTGTTCCACCTAATAACGCCACTGAGCCTGGATTAGCTTTCGCAAAATTCAAAGCATTGGATCCAGAACTTGTTACATTTTGTAATCCTGCACTTATATTAGATAAACTGCTTGCAGGACCAGCACCACCAACAGCATTCATAGCACCAGCACTACGCACGATATCAGATGGATTAACATTTGGATTTTGAAAAGCTTGACCCAATGCTGTTCTTTGAGCATCAGTTAAGTTTTGCATATTATTAACTTGATTAACTGCTGAATTAATGCTTCCTGATGATTGTGCTGCCATATCTGATGGAATGCTTGAATTTAATCCAGCATTTACAGTTGCTTGTGTTTTAGCAAATTCTGTTGCTGCTTCATCGCCACCTTGTTGAGCTGCTGCTTGTAATCCAGCTGAACCTAACCCACCAACTAAATTAGCACCGCCCCAAGCTCCAAGACCAGCCATAAGTCCATCTTTTAAACTACCTGTCATAGCGTAATCAGTTGCTCCAACAACTCCAGCTGCGACCATAGGATCAGCTAACATAGATAATCCACCAGTTTCAGGAGCTAAAGCAACCATTGCAGCACCAGCCACCACAGGAAGAATAGAACTTAAGAAACCAGCTTCGGGAAGACCTGTTTTTGGATTGATGGTTAATGATCCACCGTGCTGTTGTGCCAATTTTTGTAGGGCTTGAAGCTCCCCAGTAGTCATATGGACTAAGTGGGTATCGTCTCCACGACCATGCTTCTCTAAGTGTTTGGCAATTAACGGTAGACTCATACACGACCTATTGAGTTATTTGGAATCATTTTATCATAATTAAACAACTACGCCAGCATAATTTACCCATGCAGTTCCGTTCCAATAAACTGGATAACCTAATGTAGTATCAAAATAAAACTGTCCAATTTGTAAATTGGAAGATGGTCGATTAGATTTTATTCCATAATCTGGCGTTGCCGTAGCCTGAGTGTAATTATTTAATTGATTAAAATATAAACGTAACTGGCTTAAAACTTGATTATCATGCATTGCGCTATATTCTTTAGGCGCAACAGGTAAATTTGGCGGTGTTGGATTAATTGGCGTACCGTTATAGTTAAGATAGGTAGGATTAGTCATTATCTTATACTCCAATGTATGCGTTCTAATTCTTTACGTGCTTCAGCAGCTTCTTCTATAGTATTAAACACCTTGGAGTAATAATTTTTCTTTTTTACAGTAATTTTTGCGTAATATCTATTTTTATAAAGCACAACACCAGTAACGCCTGTTTCACTATTTGCACGAACTCTTACATTTCTTGCTTGTTGTGTTAGACCAGCCCATCTACAATTACTTGGTTCATAATTGCCATAAACATCAATTCTGTCCAATGTTTCATCACCTTGAGGCTCACCCATATCTTTTGCAAAAGTCGCATAATCCAACCATTCAGGACACACCGATACGCCTTTACCACCATATTTTGGGTAATCTTTATCTTTAGGGTTATTGCATCTTCTTATCATTGCTCGCCATGTATTATAAGAACTTTTTTTCCATCCACCGTGTTTTGTAATTGCTTCTTTTAAAATACAACCACACGATTCCGTATTGCCTGTTACTAAACTGCCTGAATCTGTTTGTGTTTCATTACCACAATCACATTTACACTTCCATAATACTTTTTTACTTACTGTTCTACCAGCCTGTTCTAATACTACTAATCTTCCAAACCTCTGCCCTGTACGGTCTACTAACTTCATAATATTCTCCTTGTTGAGGAGTTATTATATCACCATTTGAACAGATTGTAAACCTAGCGTCTGCCATCTGGTCTTATGTCATAACGTGGTGTTCCCATTTGCCAAGCAACACCTAAGCCTGTAGATTGCAGTCTAAAAGCCATTTGCCTACCTCGTAAACGAGTAAATACCTCACCAGTAAATTGTTGTATAGTATATTCTGGAATATTTGTATAATTTTGTAAACTTGTTACAGATGGATTTGCTGCTGTGCCATAAGCATTGCCCGAAGTATTTCTAGGTATTAACTGCATAGTTATTGAAGGGTTATTGGAAGTTGAACCGTTAAAATTCATATCTGGAAACATTCTCCAAACAAAACCAAAATGCTGACCAGCATCATCAGGACTAATTTCTATATCTGAAGATTGTATATAAGATGTAATTGGCACAGGAGTACCAGAAGAGTTATCATCATTTCCGTTTTCGTGGAACAGAAGTCTATTATTATAATCTGCTGCTATTGGAAATTGATTGATGCCGTTTTGTAACCAAGCTGTCCTTGCCATATTTCCATAATACCAAACATTATCTAAGTAATTATAGATAACATATTTATCAACAGAAGTATTAGGA